TCCCGTGTTTTCAAAAGCCGTAACTTTAAAAGCGTACAACACGCTGTATAGTTAATAAGCCTTTGATAGTTCTGTGCTATGATTCTGAGCTGTGTGGTCGGCTTACATAACCATACAACCAGACGTTAATGCCCTTCGAGGGGCGCACAACTTTCACCCTATAAACCTACAAAACGCTATTTAAAACACAAAGGCTTTTTTTATTTATTTTTGCCATTGATGAAAATGGTCTACAAAAACATTCCAATGGACGTAGAGGACTTTGATGATTCTAAAGGGATTATCAAGGGTTACGGCTCTGTCTTTGGCAATGTAGATAGTGATGGGGACATCATTACTGAAAAGGCGTACAATAAAACGCTAAAAGAAAACGGTCACAGGGTTAAGTATTGTTGGCAACACAACATCTTAGAGCCTGTAGCTAAGTTCACAGAACTCTATACTGACTCTAAGGGGCTTGCCTTTGTAGCTGAGTTTGCTATGAAAAGCGACTATTGCAGAGACAAGTATGAGCGCATAAAGGCAGGAGTGGTAGAAGAGAATAGTGTAGGGATTGGAATAATCACATCTCAAAAGAGTGAGGACTCTAAAACTAACTACCTAAACGAGGTTAAGTTGTTTGAGATTTCTGCTGTCACTATGGCTGCTAACGATTTGGCTAGAACGCTAGAGGTTAAAGGCGCAACCAAAGAAGAAATGATTGATGTGTTAAACAGAAAGTTTGACTCGTTAGCCAGATTCATCAAAAAAGGCAATATAACTGACGAAACAGGATATGCCATTGAAGGAGAATTAGAAGCCCTAAAAACGCTATCTCAGAGATTAATCACAAAGCCGTCCATGAAAGAAGACACTTTGCCGAAAAATGAAGATGGAATAGAACAGGCTCTTGAATATTTATCACAAAAATTTATTTAAGTCAAAAAAATCATGGACGTAAAAGTAAAAGAATTGATTGACAACTTAGAGACTAAGTTTGGTGCAATCGCAGACGATAAGCTAAAGGCTTTCGCAACGCAAGAATTAGAGGCTATTAAGGCCAACGTGAAAGAGACTATCGAACAAAAAGATAAGTCTATCAAAGAATTAGACGAAAGAATCTCTGATATGGAGGTTGCAGCTAAGAAAGCTGAGAAGTCTAACGCTAAAGAGGTTTCTAACAAATCTTTAGGTGCTGCTGTAGTAGATGTGCTTAAGCAAAACCAAGAGTTAGTTAAGAAAGCTGCTGAAAGAGGCGGTAAAGCATCTTTTGATATTGAGACTAAAGCTGTTGGCGTAATGTCAAGAAGCGCGTCTATCACAGGCGACATTCCACAGGCTGACCGTATGGCAGGTGTTAGCTTAATTGCTACAAGAACACCAAGATTGTTAGACTTCATGACTTCTTCTAGCACGGATAGACAGAAGGTAGAGTGGGTTTACGAAGTAGCAGGAGAAGGTGACGCAGGACAGACTGCTGAAGGTGCTGCTAAGAGCCAAGCTGATATTGATTACGCTGTTGGTGAAGAGTCTATCGTTAAGACTACCGCTTTCGTTAAGTGTACTACTGAGATGTTAGATGATTGGGGCGAACTAGAGGCTTTAATCAACAACGATCTTAAGAAGAAAATTCTTAGAAAAGTAGAAGAAGGTGCTTTCAACGGTAACGGTACTGCTCCAAACCTTAGAGGTGTTACTACTGTAGCTACGGCTGCTAGTGCTGCTGCTGGATTAGGTGCTAACACGGTTAACGAGGCTAACGTAGCTGACGTTATTGTTTCAATGATTACTCAGATTGAATTAGCTGAGCAAAGCATAGACAACCTTACTGTGTTTGTTAACCCTAAGACGTTGAACCAACTTAGAGCGATTAAGATTGCTAACGGAGACAACAGATACAATGATCGTCTTCAGTTCATCGGTGGTTCTGCTAACATTGACGGTGTGCCGATTGTTAAGACTACTTTGATTGGTGCTGATGAGGTGCTAGTAGGAGATATGTCTAAAGCACAACTTGTTCAGAGAGCAGGATTGAGATTTGAGATTGGCGAAGACGCTGATGATTTTACTACTAACCGTAAGACTTTGCTTGCAGAGTGGAGAGGTGCTGTAGTTGTAAAGAACAACGATAGAAACTGTATCGTTTGGGCTTCTAGTATTGCTACAATGGTTGCAAACTTAGACCCTGACGTAACAGACGTTTAATAAGACCCTTTCTGTAACCCTTGTTCCAAAACCCTTGTAGTTCGTCTACAGGGGTTTTCTTTTTTCGTACTTTTGCTGTATGGCAAATCAAATCTACTCTGAAGGAAATTATATTGTAGTTCACCCTGACGGGTTGCAAGAAAAGATTTCACCTAAGCAATCAACCTACACAGCCTATAACGGGTCTGGATTCCATATTTACGGAAAAGAGGTTGATCTCACTATAACAGAGGCTAATGCAAATACTTGGTTTCAAGAGGATGGTATTACAGCTTACTCTTCCGCTTCATTAAGAACCTTTTTGCTAGAAAATACTCAGCTTTCGTCTGGACTTGTTTCTGTTGGATTAAATTCTACTTTGAATAGTTCTAGCACGGGACTAGCTACTAGGCCGTCTGTTTATAGCTACGAAGTGGGATTAGGCTACAGAGACAACGAATCTCTTCAAAACAAGTTCGCATACAACTTAGATATAGACACAGGTACTAGCGAGATTATAGCCTCCTTTGGCGGTGCTTTTGACCCCACTACAATGGTAACGAGTTCGGCACAAACGTTTACTATTGCATACAACAATACAACAGACGGTAGTGGTCAAACAGGCGCATTGACTTTACTGATAAGTTACCTTAGTGCTGATGCTACAAGTATAGAAAGTGGGATTCATGTTTTAGGAAGTACAGGAAGCGATGTAACTAGCTTTACGGGCTTAGGAATCAACAGGGTGGTTGTTATCTCTAACGGAGGGCTAGGGTATAACGCTAATGACATAACTGTTACAGCGACTACAGACGGAACAGTACAGGCTAGAGTTCCGTCAGAGGAATCTGTTACTCAACAAGCATTGATACACGTTCCGCAAGGCTACACGTTCTTAACCGATTGGCTTTGGTTTGCAGCAGGAAAAACAGGAGGTGGCTCTTCGCCATTGATAACCCTAAAGGGCTACTCATGGAGCAGGGTAACTAGCACTAGGTATGATATTTTTGATGGAATATTAGATGTTGCTAGACAGAACTTCTTGCAGATAAACACGTCACAGCCTTTTGTTCTAACAGGTAGAGAGGTGCTTTGGTTTGAGGCAAGCACAGACACAAACAACACACAATTATATTGCAGATTTAGTGGGGTATTAAGACCAAGTTAACATGAATTATAAAGTAAAAACAGCAACGGGAAGTAATGGTAGAACGGTTTACAATATCGTTTCCTACAAAACTAAGTTTGGAGTTGAATATGGATATAAGATTGTCGCAGGCTCTTATAAAACCAAAGAAAGCGCAGAGAAAACTTTAAAGGCAAAGTATTCTTAAGACCCACAATTCTCGCACTCTTCTCCTAAAGAGCAAGAAGGCGTAATATTGTTTAGCTGCATATTCAGCTTATGTATCTTGTCTTTAGTTTCTAAGTCTTCCATTAGGTTGCCTGTTAGCTTTTGCTGTAAGCCAATAATTTGTGCGTGGATAATGCTCTTATCTTCGTTGGTCATCTTAATAAATTGGGTTAAAGTTTAATTCTGAACAGAGGAACACCTAAGCCTATAAGTCCTTTCGTCTTGCTCAATCTTACTGTTAAGCTGCATGGTTATAGATGGTGTTTCTAGTACAAATATTTCGTCACCCACTAAGGTAGGTAAAGATTTCTTTCTAACCAAGAGTTCCCAATCATATTCTCCAACATCTTTATTGTAATCACGAAGCCCATAATCCCCTGAGTATTGAGTAGCAGAACACCTAATGGTTGCTACATCTGAATAAGAGGCTTGGGTTATTCCACCAAAACTATTTTGCGAGATCGCAGATGGTCTTCTGATTATAAGAACGTCACGCATCCTTGTATGTCTTCTGGTTCTAGCCATTAAAAGAATACGTTTTTATTTCCGATAAGAAGTTTCTTTATGTGTTTAGGCATCTTTCTAGGTATGTCGGTTTCCTCTATAACGCCTTGTGAGTTGTATAGGTACTCCACCAATGCTTTAATAGCATCTTTAACCTGTTGGTTTGCTGTTAGTCCTGTGGTTGTGTAGGTTACTTTAACCTTTTCTGCTTCAAACCCAAAGTCTATAAATCCATTGTCTAACCCAAAAACAGAGTATTGAGAAGATGTGTAGGTAACTGTACCTACAATAACCTCGTCTATGGTGTCTACAGGTCTATAAGGTAATGCCATTACTCCATCAATTAATGTAGGGGAGAAGTACTGCCTTTGCTTTGGTAGAATATCTTTGTTGATATAACTCTCTACCATACCTCTAGCTGCCGTTATAAGCGTCCCTAGTTCTGTGTCATCTGCATCTGTGTCTATCAACGCCCATGCCTTAGCTTCTGTAACGCTAATCGGCTCAGTACCCGAAACCGAGACTACTTTCATTTCTGGTGTAAACATATTGCAAAAGTACGAAAAAAAGAGGTGCATTAAAACACACCTCATACTTAATATTTATGTATAGCTTTTTGATGTTTTCTTTACATGGTTTGCCCTTGTGTAAAGGTTTTGTCGTTTGTTATACATACAGCCTTATAATTAAAGGCAACACTCACGCTGACCGCCCTAGTTCTTTAATTACACTTTCCCAATAGGGTATCTCGTAAGGATTTATCCTTTCACACACCTTTATTATCTCGGTACAAGTGTCTATTAACACATCGTGCTTTAAATCGTTAAGATGATCTTTTGTCATTCCGCAATGAACATAATTGTCTGTCGTACAATCGTACTCTTTTAGCAAATACCTTGCTTTTTCTTTTGGATTCATTTGTTTTTTAGTTTTGTGTTCTTACCCACAACATTACAACCTAAATTTTACAAATCCAAATAAACCTTATTTTTGTTTCATGAAATATGTAACTCACTACGCTAAGAAGTATGTATTGTCTACAATAGGCACTAATGTTAGCTATAACGCCTTAACTGTTCCTGTTTATGGTGATGTTCCGTCTAACGCCTCATTGCCTTACATAACGGTTTATAGTGTAGCACAGGATGATTTAGACAGAAACTCAGACGACTTCTCCTATGAGGCTAACTTACGTGTAGAGGTTGTTACATCATTCGGTAGAGGATTCCAAGATTCAAGTGCTTGCGAGATTATCACTAGCGATGCACTAACACTTATTAGGCCAACACCTAGTTCTACGCTAGACATGAGTGCAGATAGC